TCATAGATGTGGTAGGCAGAGTCGAAGAATTTGCTTCGTCTATTGTTTTAATGCCGTTCAAATCATCTTTCAACATGCTTCCTGCACCAGTAAGTAACCAATCGGCAGATAATTCCGGATAGGCTAATAGAATTTTTTCAATATTCATTGAGCTCATGCCTTTGCCAGACACCTTTGCTTTCCCAATAAGTCCAACAGAAAGACCGGCATTGACAGTCATTTGATTGTCGTTTATGCCCTTTTTCTCCATGAAATATTGAAGCCTTTCTATAAAATTCATATCTTTATATTGATTTTTTTCCATATTTAGTTTGATGTATTGAAATAATTCTATATATTTGCAGCGTGTTTAAGATGTAAACAGCGCGCCAAATATACAAAAAAGGCGTGTGATTAGCGAATTTTAAGGATTAAAGAAAATGAAACGATATTGGTTTGAACTGACAGATGAGCACTATAATGATTTGGGTGCTGCCATTTCAGACGGCTGGCAAAAATCACCTGCCATTGCCGAAGCAAAGAGGTGGATGAAGGAAAACGGAGTGAAGGCTGCCATCCTTGTATGCAACAGCATGGCGACGGACAACATACTGGACATGATACATATAGAAGAAAAATAAAAACATAAGGATTATGACACAGCAAGAATTTATGGAACGGACGGGGATAACCCCTACAGCAGAGGATTTTGATTACATCCATGCGGTTTATCTGAACACTTCGATGAACAAGGATGAGTTCTGCAAAGATTTCAAGAAACATGGGGACAGCCGGATTATCCGCGATGTTCATGTGCGAGTGCTGAACTATGAAATGAAATGTGAACGTCAAAAGGAAGTTATCGACAACCTGACCGACTTCCTGATTGGCAAGGCGCATGCGTATGACGATACTGATTTCCGCAAAGAAGCGGTAAGGCTGGTCGGTGAGGTGGAAGTGGTGAAACGGACCATCGAATTGGGGCTTCCGCTTTGGGATGAAGACAGGAAGGTTGTCCTTTCGATGATAGAAGAACAAGGCAAAGAGATTGCCGGATAACTGGCAGCCCGGAAAGACGGGCAGGGGCGGCAGGCACGGCCGGAGAGTTGGTAAATCGAAATAAGAAAGCGTAGAAAGCCGCCGGGGTTCGATTCCCCGCGCCCCACGATATTAACCTCTAAAATTTAGATTATGGCAAAGAATTTTAATCAAGGGAGGGCTGAACGCCAATTCAAGCAGAAGCTTCGCACGATGATAAGCAGTGCAGCCCATACACAGAACATTGCCGACCAGGCTATGGATTTGGCCGGACAGTTCATGACAGAGGATGCGATCAGTAACTCGGATGCCTACCGGGTGTTGGAGAATGTGAGCTGTGTGTGCGAGGAAGCCATGCAGGTGCTGATTGAGGAACTGAAAAAGGGAACACGCCTTTACGAGATACTTCCGGATGATTCGGATGACATCAAGCGGAAAGCGATTGAGGAATTATAAATGAGCAATATATCAAGAGATAAACGATATGAGAAAGCAGATTTTGACAGATAACGAGACCAAGACCTTCTTGATGAAGACATTCGGATGCAGCCGCCAGGCTGTGTGGCAGGCACTGAATTTTGTCCGTGACAGCGACCAAGCCCGCCGGATCCGCACCCTCGCCCTGAAACGAGGCGGCAAGCTGACTGACGGGAACTTTATCCCGAACTGTGAAACGACCTTTGAAGAGTGTGAGCATACCATGACCTGCACCTTCGGTCCCCGAGTAAAACTGGTAGTCCACCGGAAGACCAACGATGTGGACGTGTACGTGGACGGGAAACGGACCGAGACCTATCAATGCGAGTTTGTATCAGACTTCATGCAGTTGCAGCACGAGACCCAACAGATGGCAGCCGCCTTATAAACAGAAATGAAATGGAGTATTATGGAAAGATATTGTGCATATCCTACAATGACCTGACCTACGATGACCGACCGGTGCTGGTGAACGGAAAGGCAGACTACAGCAGAAGCCGCACGCTGAAAGGGGTTCATCCTTCCACTCTTTCCGAAGAAGAACTTGCTCCCATCCTGTCGGTACCAAATTATAAGAAATTAGCGGCCAGGAAAGAAATCAATGTAGTTAGAAAAGGAAGGGGACTTGGAGGTTACGTCCTGGTAGAAGTTGCCACCATGCCCCTGCGCTTTCAGGAGAAAATCAAGTTAAAATACGGAGACATGAAAGAAGATGTTATAAAGAACTGGCTCGGCAGCCATTACCACATCGATGCGAAAGCCCGGGAGTTCTACACCCGGTTCCGCTTTGACAACGGTGATGCCCTTCCGCCGGAACACATCCAGGAATATACGGTGAACGCTTCGGTAATCGAGGCTGTGATGCGTGCCATGGAGGATGCCACCTTTATGCGGAAGGCGATGAAGGCAGGGCCTGTGAACTGGGGGGAACTGGCAGGAGCCATCAGTTACTATCAAGCAGAGTTCGGCCATACCTTACCAGTGAGTTCCAACCGCTTCAAGAAGCGTGTGAATGACTTCAAGGCCAACGGCTACGAAAGCCTTATCAGCCGCAAGTTCATGAACCAGAACCGAAGGAAAGTGACCTACGACATTGAACGACTGCTGCTGAGCATCGATGCCCAACCGGAGCAGCCTTTCAATACCACTGTGTGGGAACAGTACAATATGTTCGTACAAGGTGATTTGGAACTATATGACCCCGAGACCGGCGAGGTGTTGAACCCGGCAGACTTTACCGACAAGGATGGAAATCCGCTGGTATTGAGCCCGGCCACGGTAGCCAACTACCTGAACAACCCCAAAAACAAGGCCCTCAGAGCCAAGCTTCACATGAGCCAATGGGATTTCAACAATGCCTACCGCCCCTACCATCTGCGCAGCATCGGTGAGTTCTCATTGAGCAAGGTGAGTCTTGATGACCGCGACCTGCCTCGCCCGATGAAGGACGGCAACCGCGTGAAAGCCTATTATGCCTACGATGTGGTGAGTGGTGCTGTCGTTGGATATGCCTACAACCGGTACAAGACAGGCGAGCTGTTTTTGGACTGCATGCGCAACATGTTCCAGACTCTGGACCGGAACGGCATGTATATCCCTGCCGAACTGGAAGTGGAACACCACCTGGTAAGCGACTTTGCCGACGGATTGATGCAAGCCGGTACCGTTTTCCCCTTGATCCGCTGGTGTAACCCCGGAAACTCCCGCGAAAAACGTGCCGAGCACAAGAACCGCGAAAAGAAGTATGGTGTGGAGAAACGCACGCAGGTAGGTATCGGCCGCTGGTGGGCCAAGCTGGAAGCCAACCGCCCGAAGGAAGAGAAGGTGTATGACGAAAAGAACAACACCTACAAAGTGAAGACCTACAGCTATGAAGAACTGGTGGCCGATGACATACGCGCCATTGAGACCTTCAACGCACAGCCTCACCCCAACCAGAAGCGCTATCCGGGCATGAGCCGTTGGGATGTGCTTTGCGCTCATCAGAACCCGAACCTTGCCCCTTGGGATAAGGCCGTTCTTTACCGGTTCATCGGGCAGCACACCGAAACAACCATCCGGCAGAATACCTACTGTACGGTGATGTACAACCAATACGGACTGCCCAGCCCGGAAATCATCGAAAAGCTGGAGCCGAGGAACTACAAGGTAGATGCCTATTATCTGCCCGATGCCGACGGAACCATCAACGAGGTATATATCTACCAGAACGGACGATATATCGCCACCTGCAAGCCCGTAGCCCGTTACAATGAGAATACAGCCGAGCAGACCGAATACGACAAGGCAGCCTATACCGAACAGTCCAAGTATGTGGCTCAATTCGACAAGATGATGAAGAACGGCAAAATCAAGCGTGTGGGCATTCTTGCCAAAGAGGAAGCAAAGCTGTTAACAGAGGTACAGGCGGAAGCCGTTCCCATTCCCACCCAAGCCGAGGAAGAAGATTACTCAGCCTATATGGACATCAGTGCCTTCGAGCATGATGCAGTAGCCAAGATATAATTAACGACGTTAGAACGAACTTAAAACAGCATTCAAATGGAAATAACAAATGAAGTAAAGCAACGTATTGTGGCAGCGATAGCCGCCGACCGTGAAAATTATCCCAGTGACAACCGCCATGCTACGGCACTGGGCATAGCCCCAAGTGTGTACAATACCATCAAGCGGGGCAATTATGAAAAGCAGGTCAGTGATGCCAACTGGGTAGGCATAGCCCGAAGACTGGGCGTGCAACTGCGCACGGAAATGCCCTGGCTGGCAGCCCAGACCCCGACCTACGTGTTTGTGAGCAAGCAGCTGGAAGTGTGCCAGGGCAGCGGTCTGAGCGCCATCCTGTGCGATATGCCCAATATCGGCAAGACTTTTACGGCCAAAGCTTATGTAAAGCAGCACAAGCACGCCGTATATGTGGACTGCAGCCAGGTAAAGACCAAGTTGAAGCTGATACGCTACATAGCCAAGGAATTCGGTGTGACCAGCAACGGACGCTACAGCGACGTGTATGAAGACTTGGTAGCCTACCTGCGCACGATTGATACGCCCCTGGTTATTCTGGACGAAGCCGGCGACCTGCAGTATGAAGCCTTTTTGGAACTGAAGGCCCTGTGGAATGCCACTGAGCGCTGCTGTGCCTGGTATATGATGGGTGCCGACGGATTGAAGGAGAAGATCAACCGCGCCATCGAAGGCAAGAAGGTGGGCTATACCGAAATGTTGAGCCGCTACGGTGACTCCTACAGCAAGGTGACCCCGGACGATGCGCAGGAACGCGAAAAGTTTCTGAAGGCACAGGCTGCCATCGTCGCAAAAATCAATGCCCCGGACGGTGCCGACATTGCCAAGATTGTTCACAGCACCGGAGGCGGCTTGCGGCGCGTATATACCGAAATCGAAAAATTAAGGAGGATGCAAGCATGAAACTGAAAAGAGCCTACAGCCCCGGTGAGGTGCTGAATATGAAAATACCCCGGTATGAGTTTACCGGGGATTGGCAAGCCTCGATAGGCAACCCTGCCAAAAGCGGCGTGTGGATTATCTGGGGTGCCAGCGGGAACGGAAAGAGCAGCTTTGTGATGCAGTTGGCCAAGTACCTGTGCGGCTTCGGACGTGTCATCTATGACAGCCTGGAAGAAAGCACTGGCCTTTCGTTCCAAATGAGCCTGAAACGGCATAAGATGGACGAAGTGCGCAAGCGGTTGGTTATCCTTGACCGCGAGTCGATGGACCAGCTGGAGGAACGTCTGCAGCGCCGGGGCAGTCCCGGCATCGTGATTATCGACAGCTTCCAATACAGCGGCTTGAACTACAAGACCTACAAGGAGTTCAAGGAACGTCATCCCAAGAAACTGTTTATCTTCATCAGCC